CAGGCAATCATGCTGGTCTGGGCTTGCCCCAGCCCGCGCTTGAATCCTGTCTGGTCTAGGACGACTTCTGCATACGCAGTCCCTAGGCTATCTCCCGGCATCCGGCCCTCCTGGTGGTGGTGGTATCAGGTTGTATTTCTCCGCCGCTTTCCTATTCTCCTCGTTTATCACTTCCCAGTATTCAACCGTTTCTACGTATAGGTCGGGCTTGAGTTTCTCAATCTCCTCCGCCCCCTCCTCCGTTATAAACGGCGGCGGGTTCCAGCTTAACTGGAAACCCATGTACGTCTGTATCGCCTGTAGCCGCCACGCAAACTCCTCCTCCGTTAACTGCCAGACCCACTCGGGGTCTTTTTGCCAGTAGAGGCAGACGAGCGGGATCGCTTCTTCGTAGTTGATGTCGTAGCGGGCGGCTTGTCGGAGGCTTTTGGGTCTCCGAGACTCCTCTCTACTTCCTCATCGACGGTTTCCGCCGGTGCAGGTATCTCATCTGTCCAGTCCTCAAGACCGAGGACGAACAACGCCGCACGGCTGATAACACCACTAGGAGTCGCGTTGAGGATCGTGGTGACGTTCTCCTCAGTCAGATCGAGCGAGTCGTCGCCTTGCCCCCACTTGGCCCCGAACTCTTGCCTAAGAGCCAGGTAGATGGCGTGCGTCTGCGCGTTGGTGTCAAGAGGGGATAAGAGAGCATCTGTATAAGGCCCCATCTTCTCAGAGATTCGCTTCATCAGCTCATCCCGAGTTTCATCGTTCAGCTTTTCTGGTAGCCCTTCCTCTGCCCATTCATCCTTGACCTCTTGCGCCACCTGCGCGATCTTTAGCATCGCCCGGTTACGGATTGAAGAGAGTGAGAAGTTTTCTACCCCACGCTTCTTCATCCACATCTCAAACGCCGCTCGATTCCCGAGGTTCAGGCGGGGAAGTTCAATTGACTCCCCCGCCAAGGTGAACGCTCGCTTCTTGCCCGATAGGGCTTTTCCTTTTTCAAAGGCTGCTAGCAAGTTACCCATGCCGCTCTCCTATCTATCAGCGTACCCCACGATGCCGTCGATGATCAGATCGAACGGCTCCTTTTGGACTTCACCAATCGGTGCCCTGAACTCAACACCCATCGGCCGTGCCCAAAACTCCCATCGGTCCTGTGTCTTCGTTCCCTTCTTGGTAGCAAGAACGACGAAGACCTTGTCTTGCTGAGCCATCGGAGTTGCCGGTTGCTCAGACGTGACGTAGAAGGAATCCACGTGGATTCTGCCCTGGGTTCGCATGGTAGGTGCCCAACGCCGAAACGGGCCGTCTACACCGACTGAAGCAAACGTCGTCAGATCCTCGGTTTCCCACTCGTCGCCCTCTTTGGTGAGAGTACCGTAGGCTCCCGCGATCTGCTGGACGACAGCACAGGACACGTTGTCAACGTACATCGTCCCGGTTGAACCTGAAGCCATGTCAGTACTGACCTGCCACTCGATCGTCTCCAGACGATCAACAGCATCTATGCGGACCGAGTAGTACCCCCAATCGGCCTCCGGATAGAATCCGTGATCGACCAAGGCCACCGATCCGCTCGTCAGGACCGATCCGGTAGGATCGCGCAACACGAGCTTCAAGGATCCAGTATTCCCGGCAACTGAGTGCTTAGCCCAACAGCTTAGGACGACATCATATTCAGCCGCGTCAGTTGGATTGAACGGCGTATCAAGGGTTCTTGATCCAGTGATCTGGACCGTATTCCCCGTTGGTCCATCATCCACTAATACGGCCCCATAGGACATCTCGTTGTAACCCGACGAGGCTGCAACGGTTGCCCGCGATCCCGTGGTGTTGTTCGTCCAGTTCGTGAAATCTCCGGTTTCGAAATCGCCGTTCTGGACAAGTTCGTGGACCGTGCTGCCGCCAACCGTCACTCCAGGCGAGCGAAAGATCCCCGCTAGGTAACCCTGCAAAGGAGTCACTGTGTTACCCATTGCTCACCTCCTAGGTTGCACCCGCGCACAGCGTACCGGTCACCGAACCGCAGTAGCGGTACGTCACGTCCAGCAGTTGCACTCCCTCCTTGTCGATGATCGGAGTTGCCTTGGGGACCCCCGCTGAACCCGTTAGAAGCGGGGTTGCACTTCCTGTTGGGTACACAGCGAGAGATGTTCCTGTCGTCCCTGCATTGAACACGTTCAGCGTCCCGGTCACAGCGTCGTTATCCGTATCGAGGGCGATCTGGCCTGAGATTTCAATGAAGCCATACATCCCAGGAACCCACGACCGGAACGGCGCGCTGCCATCATAGAGAGCCGTGACCTCGATCGGCGTCCGCTCAACGCCCGAGATGGTCGGCACGTTGATGAACTGCACCGTCGCTCCATTGAACGTGATCTTCCCCTGATACCCCTGTCTAGGCGTAAAGGTACTACCCATGTTTCACCTCCTAGCTTACATTGACTCCGGCGTACACCGCTTCCCACCGCTTGATGGTGTAGTAGTGGCGTACGCCTTCGATTTCTTCCTCTTGAGTGAACGGACCGTAGTACCCCTCGAACCGAGGCGTACCCCAACCTGTGACATCTATAGTTGCTCCGTCAAGGGCCACCATGACAGCATCCATGACCTTCTCTGCCTCTGTCTGCGTGACTCCGACTGTCATGATCTGCACCCGTACTTTCTTATACGCCGGACCGTTGAAGCCCAGGCCATGGAAGTCAAGTGCTGGAAGGACATCGATGATGATGTACGGCAAGGTGGGATTCGTGGGTCGCCCTGAATAGACACGGGAATCGACCTCCGCCGATACACCGGCATCAGCTATCAGGTGCGATCGCACCGCTATCCGTGTCGCTGAAAGATGTCCTGTCATGTTAGCATCTCCTTCCAGGCGGACATACACGAATCCACCGTCAGCGTGATCCACGGACGAGGAGCCATTTTGATCGTTCCCAGTTCCAGAAACGCTGGATAGCCCAGCTCCTCCGCACCGGCGGTCGTCGGGACGATCCCGAACCGGCCAATTACCTTGTCGCCCTCTGTCACCACCTCGAAGGTGATATGTCCCCTCATCCCCTGCGCACCGCTCTGGCTTGCCGGGTATTCACCAGGTTCAGAGTGGACACCGGGACCAAGCTCCTGCATTCCTTCCTTAGCGGTCTGGACGGCGAGAGTCATCGCCTGTCGCATCCGGATCATGGCCGCTGCTTGGACGTTCTTCATGAAGTTCGCCGGATTCCACGCTACACTCACGATGTAATCCCCTCCACGTGAACGGCCATCACTTCAAGGTGGTGTCCGAGCTTGTCCGGATCCTCGACAGTCAGTACTCGATAGTATTCACCGTCGTACTTCAGCTTGTCGTCCCTCGCTATGTCCTTCCCATCCTCGAAGAGGAATGTGTACGCCTCCACGTCTCCGTAGTGCAAACCAATCGCCTCCATTTGAGCCTTCCTCGCCAGGGATACAGTTACCACCCGGCATGGAATGTCGCTCTCCGTCGGCGAATCCGGCCACTCAAAGACTTCCTCCCCTTCTGGAGTGACAGTCTGTGTTGGCCGATACTTGTCTACGGTTTCGTTTAGGCCGATCACCAGTATCCTCCGACCACGAAATGGTCCAATCTGCTCTTTAGATCCTCCATCTGATCGGCGAACGATGCGAACTTCGCTGAGTATTCACCGATCGAAGCACTCGACGCCAAGCGGTTCATCCGGTACTGCTCGTGTATTCTGAGCAACCACCGAACCGCAATCTCCAACACAATCTCCTTTAACTCGTATGGGATGGCTTTGTGGGTCCCCGTTCCCGAATCCGAGTAGCCGCCGGTGTAGACGACCTCAAACGACCTCAAACACTTGTGGTGTACGCACCAACGGATACCGCCGCTCAAGAGCGTTCTCAGCGGTAACGATGTGAATGTAGTTGTCGTACACGTAGTAGTCGTCATCGACGGTCAACTCTTCCTCGTCATCGGTCACGCTTGTCACGGAGACGATGGGGGGGTGCTTCACGAATAGATCAATCCCCCCATCGAATTTCTCCGTAACCGTCGCCTCGTCGAAACCTAGCTCTCTGTCCCTTCGGCAGTATTCGGCTGCCCACCAATAGGCCCGTTCTAATAACGTGGCGACGTTTAACCCATAGCTCGTTTCATCGTTGGTCAACGTCACTTTTGCGCGTGCGGCAACATCCGCCGACGTCGGCCAACCGCTAGCTAGAGCCACCCTAACCTCCTATTACGAGATAGGAGCCACAGGAGCATCCCAACCGATCGCAACAGCGCCAAACAGTGCGTTCTTTCCGTTGGTCACGGTGTACTGGATCCTCCAGTACCGCTCCATGTTCTTGACCGCCTGGGTCACCGTTGAGTTTGCGTTCGCGTTGGTGAACGTCTTAGCCGAGGAGATTGCATCCTCCCAAGTCGAGTCATCCTCCGACTTCTGGATCATGACCGAGACGGTCGTCCCAGAATCGACGGCACCAACGTCAAACACGACGACTCCGGTCTTGCACCGCTTCATGTCAACACCGGAACCGTCTACCTCAGACCCACTTCCCGCGATAGTCTGCGGGGCCAGGAGCTGCCCGTCATATGCGAAGTCATCAAAGTTTCTCTGCATCTTCCACCTCCTAGGCGCGGATGCCCTTCAGGATGTAGAACTCTTCCGGCTGCTTGGGCACACCGTCTACGTAGTGCACCGCCCGGATCAGCACTTGGTCGTAGCTGAACTTCTCATCGCGGCTGACCGCAATCTCGATCGCACCGGCCTCACCGATTGCGTAGCTCGGCCAGTTACCGAGGATGATGTACGAGCAGTCAGACGACGTTCCAACAGTGAGGTTGATCGGGATCTGAGTCGTGGTCTTGACCGGCATACCAAACAGGCCGTTCGGTATCCCGCTCGCCATCGAGTCGTAATAGATCGGCCTGTTGTTACCATCGACCAAGCTTCGGATCGTGTTCAGCGAGCGGGGGTGCATCGCCCAGCCGCTGTAAGAACCGTTTAGCAGCTCGATCTGGTACATCATGCCGGTCAGGTCGCTCGCTGTCGGAACTGCGCCACTGCCGGCGATGTTAGCACTACCAACACCGGCCTGATAATACAGACCCAGAGGCTGTACCCCACCAGTTCCCCGGATGAACGCTTGATCCTCAGCGAGGGCAAGCTGCTTCATCAAGTCCTGCCGGACGATCGTCTCGATCGACTGGTTCGCGAACTTGAGGAGCCGCTCGTGAATCGGGACAAGCCCGATGCACTCCCGGAGGTTTAGCGTCACCTGCTCAAATGCAGGCTGGCTCTCCGTCTTCTGCGTGGACTGATCTAGCCAGTACGCAGTCGCTCCCGAAGCCATCCGAGGAATGCTCAGCTTCTCCGATGACATCGTGTAGATCGTGGCTCCAAGGGAGCGGACGACCGTCTGAGCGTAAAGCTCAGGGATCAGTTCCGGGAGAAGCTCATCCTGAACTAGGAATCCCCCGGCGCTGTCATCGTCAGTCGTGAGGGCCTTCGTCTGGATCAGCACCTCACGCTCGAACTCGGCTCCTTTCCAGTTCCGCCGCCAACACGCACTCAGCGCCTTGGCGAACGAGAAGGACTGGACCTTGTCCGGCTTCTTTGGCTGCGGATGAATCGCCGGGAAGCTTGCCTCCCGTTCCTTCTCCTGTGCTTGCTCGGGATCGACTGCCTCTACACGGTCAGCCCTCTTCGGCGCTACCGTGAAGACCTGATCCCCGATCCGTACCTCGGCAGATTCCCGCTCCTCCGGCTCCTTATCCAACATAGCAAGAGCCGCGTCTGCGAGTTTCTGCACATCCTTCTCAGTTAGGTTTTCCATCTGTCACCTCCTGACTTTTTGACCACTTTGGCCGCTAACTCGGCCAACTTCGCTACAACAGCGTCCTTCGACTTCTTGATTTCCGCCTCACCGCTCTTCATGTAGAGGAGGAGGATATCCACGCTTTCGTCCTCGGAAAGCACGCCACTCTTCCATGCACGTAAGACACGACGAATCATCCGCCCCCAATCGACATCTCCGTCTCCCGATATCTGCACCGCCATCAGTTCGTGATAGACATCAGGCTGTTCATCGGCTTTCCTTTTCCCAGTAGCAACAGTGAACTCGATGCCGTTGTGTTCAACGCAATGCTTTCTCGCATCCTCCGCTGTCCACTTGTCCTTGGGATAACGGTATGCCTGTTCCGTTAAGGCGGATTCACCCCTAAGACGTCCCATGATGACGAGGTAGGGTTTCCCTTGATGCTCACGCTTCACTCGCCGGAATGAATCCGGCTCAAACTTTCCAGGATCCCGTAATCGACAGGCGTGCTCATTGGGATAGGGTTTCTCCCCCGCCTCTAGAAGAATCGCCTCCTCATCCGGGGTCATCCCGCCTTTCCCTTCTGCCTCTCGATCGGCTATCCGCCGTTTGATTTCGGCTACGGCCGCACGCTTTATTACATTCAGATCGGCGCAGGTAAAGCGAAGGGCCTTTTCGGGATCTACCCCCTCATCTCCTGGCTTTAGCCAAGCGTTGAGGCCGTAATCGCTAGGT